CTTTCTGGATCGCAGCGTCACTCTGTTGACCGGCGCGGCTATCGATCGCGATCAAGGCCGATCGATAAAGCTTGCCACCCTTGGCGAAAGGATATTTGTAACGCGCCTTGGTCTTGTCGGTCGCCGAGCGGTCGAGGCCGAGATGCGCCTTCGAATAGCTGTCCCAATCATCGCCACCTTTGCCGAGCAGCGCATTGCCGTCGTCGGCCGAGAACGACCACGGCGACGACTTGTCGACGCGACCGGCGGCGATCAATGAATGCGCGTAGCTCTCGCCGGCGAGATTGAGATCGCTCATGTGTCGGTTCCCGGATCTGTGTTCGGATTCTTCGGGTCGGGTCCGCCGATCGGCGGAGGCTTGGTCTGGCCTGGCGCGGTCTGTGTCGGCATCGGCACGGTGTCGCCACCATCGACGGGATTGAACGAAATCCCGAGCATCGAGGCCTCGATCTTGCGGACCTCGTTGCGCGTCAGATACGCGGTTTCGCCGCGCGCGCCGCCGAGGGCATTCTGGTAGTAGGTCGAGCGCTGCGCAGCATCGCCGAACATCAAGGCCGCCAACGCGAATTTCGCTTCGAGACCATCCTCGTTGTCGAGGATTTGCAACTCGACGCGCTCTTCCCAGCGCTTGAACCAAGGCAGCAGCGAATGCGTCACATGCGCGATGAAGAACTGCTCGGCGCTGGCGAAGGTCGATGTCTTGTCGGAGTGCATGACCATCTGCGGAAACACGCGGAAGGCACGGCACACTTCGTCGATCTGGAAACGCCGCGTCTCGAGCTGCTGACTATCGACGCCCGACATCGCCATCGCCGTCCACTTGGCGTTCTGGTCAAGGACCAGCGTTTTCCAGTTGTTGTGCAAGCCCTCTTGCTGCTCGGCGATCTTGGCCTTCAGCGCTTCCTTTGACTCCTTGCTCAGTGAGCCTTCGACCGTGAGCACGCCGCCGGGTCGCGCTCCATTCGAGAACAGCCGGCTGTGCGTCTCTTCGGTCGCGATCGCGAGCCCGATCGACTCCCGAGCGAGCTTGACGGCATCCATCCCGACGACGCCGTTCCATGACGGCCCGCGCAGATGAAAGATTTCGTCTGGCGTATAGGAAACCGCGCCACCGGTCGGCGCCTCGATCCAGTAGGTGATGTTCCAGTTCTGGTCGACATCAACTCGCACCGGACTATAGATCGGGATCAATTCGACGATCGGCTTTAGGCCATTCTTAGCCGGCTGACCGCCGCGGCCCATGTACGCGAACGCATTCGACGTCAGGACCGCGTGATACATCATCGTTTCGCGGAATTCGAACGACGTCATGAAATCGTTCGGACGCTTAGCGAGCAGATGAAATCGCGGATCGTCCTTCGCGAGCTTAGTGGACTCGCCTTCCTCGCGATAGAGATTGAACGGCACCTGCGCGATGCCTTCCGCGAGCACGCGGCAACAAGCGAACACGGTGGCGACGCGCATCGCCGTCTCAACGTTGACGGCGACGCCGGCCTTCGAGCTCGGCTGGCCGAGCAGCGCGGCCCATGTCAGGTCCGACGCATCGGTCGTCTTGAACTGCCGAGCGCCGCGCGACATAGCTGCAAACAGGCCGCGCATTATTCGGCGGCCCCGTTATCTGGGGCGATCTCTCGGCTCCGCGAGACAAGCCACGCCGCGATCATCGCCATGACACCGCCGACGACGAAGGCGGCCGGAACGCTCACGAGCCAGACGCCATAGACCACGGCGCCGCAGCCAGCGAGGCCGACAGCGTCGGCCATGACCGTCGGCGCCGCGACGCGAACCGAAGCACCGAGGGCGCGGAAATCCATGCTCGTCGCCCTCAAATGATAAGCAGCGGTTCGGTCTCAAGATAGGAACGCTGATTTGCGGGACGCTTCGGCTGCGGATTCCGCGTCATCACTTCCGCCGCGTCCCAGAGCGCAAACGCAGGATCGACCTTCGCATCGCCCGCGTTCTGCTTGGTGGCGCGGATCGCGGTCGCCGTGGGCTCAATCTTGATGTTGCCCATGATCCAATTCATCATGGGGCTGGGCGCATGGCGGAGGTTGCCGCGCTTGAGCTTTCGCTCGGTCGTCTTGATGGCACGCATCAGCCGGTAACTTTGGCCGATGCCGATGATCAACTCGGCCTCTTCGTTGACGCCGATCTTGTCGAGCTCGTCGACCAAGTCGCCGTAGGGCCCTTCATTATCGATCGCGACGCCGGCCAGCAGATCGGCATCGAGAACTTTTTCGACAAGATCGATGATGTCGGTCAAATCTTCCATCGCCGTGTCGACGATGGTGAGGTCGCCAGCCTTCTCGAAGTCTAGAAGGAACGCGGCAATCGAAGGCCTGCGCTCGAGCACGACGCGGTCGCACCATGCGTGCGACCAGCTCAACCACGTCTTGCTGCCGGTCTCGCGGCCTAGAACGGCGAGGCCGAACAGATCGTCGAGGCCGCCGCCGTCAATCCCGATCACGATCGCTTCGCAGCGCGCGATCAGGCTTTCGAGGCCGATGATCGTTGCGTCTTCGGCGCCAGCCCAGAACTGCGCGCCGATCCAATTGTCGCTCTTGATGCCAACGCCGATCTCGATGTTGAGATGCTGCGAGGCCCAGATGCGCGCGGCGTGCTCGCCCTTGGCCTTCTCGGTTTCCCAATCGGCGATCAGGCTTTGCAGGTGCACCGAACGCCCGAGGTTCGGCATCACCGTCGGCCAGTTTTCAGGGTTCTGCCACTGCGCCGGGTCTCTCGCGATCTCCGAAGGCAGCTCGTAAATCAGCGGCAGCATCGGCCGGATGATCTTGCCACGGAATTTTCCGTCGCGGATCTTCCGGGCCATCTTCAGTTCGTCGCGGAACGCGCCCGCGGGAATTTCGTCGCTCTGCGTCGTCGTGATGCCGAGCAGGCCTTCCGGCGTTTTCTCAAGACCGCCGCGGATCTGGCGAAGCACCTTCGTCGTGTGCGGATTGCGGCCGAGCAGATGAAGCTCGTCGACCAGCGCCGCGATCAAGATTGTGCCGGTCAGGATGTTGACGTCGAAGGTTTTGACCTTGAGCTCCGAATGCGTGAGCAGGTCTTCGATCGTCTTGACGTGGTCGCGGGTCTTGAACCGCCTCTTGAGATCGCGCGAGGCCTCGATCATGCCGACGGCCTTGTCATAGGCGTTGTCGGCGATCGCCTGCGTCGGGCCGACGAACAAGGCCTCTGCCCGCGGGCGCTTGTTCATCAGCATCACGGTCAGCAAGAGGCCGGCCGTGTAAGTCGTCTTCGACTGCCCCTTCGGCAGCATCGCGAAGAAATCGCGGATATGACGGACCTGCGTGGCCGGGTCCCACGACCCAAAGACCGCGCGCACCAGGTCGCGAAACCACGGCCCCGCGGCGTCGCGCATTTTCGGCAGGCCGGGCTGATCGGGAAGCTGCAGCTCGTCGAAGAACGCAAGCCCCATCCGGGCTTCGCTTTCGACCAGCGGCAGGTCAGGGATCAGAGACCGGCCTTCGCTGATGCGCGATTGCCAGTCTTGGCAGCTCAAGTCCCACATCAGTTGACCGGCTGGCCTTGACGCTGCGCCATGAGCTCACCGAGCGGGGTGCCCGGGTCGGGCCGTTGCGCGTCTTCCTGCGCCTGCTCTTTCTTGCCGAGGCGCGAGACTTTCTCGGGCTTGTCGCCCGACAGCGGCTTCTCAGTCTGGCCGTACACCATCAGATCGTTGCTGCGCACGAAGTCGCGGAACTCTCTGATGCCGGCGACGCTACCCTCTTGTAAAAGCTTCCAGAGCCGCTCGGCGATCGCCGCGTTCATCCGGTCGCGCATCTCGTCGCGGACCTTGAGAACGTCCTTATAGGATTTCTTCAGCGTCGGAACGGTGATGTAGAGCGCGTTGGCGATGCGGGCGTTGTTCCAGCCCAGCGCCAGCAGCAGGATCACCTTGTTCCGATTTTCGAGCGTGGCGATGTGCGCCGGCCGGCCACGCTTGCCCCAGCCATCGGGAACAGGGTCACCGAAAAGGTCGAGCCGAAGCGGCGCCGGATTTTCGTTGACGTCGCCAGTCGGCGACTGAGTTTCGCTTGCCATGGGGCCACCGAAAACAAATACCCGCGTTTGCCCCGCTCAGACGAAAATCAGCAGCAAATTCAACGGCAGAGAGCAGCCGACCCGGTGAAAAATCCCGCCTGATGAAAAAAAATCCGTGGCTGTAACCTAATGCGGTA